ACAATATGTTTGTCAACATGATACTGGGCTGCTTTATCTAAATCTTCGTCTAAGTAGAATAAATTCATTTATGTCCAACACTTATATTCTTTACATTCACCTGTTGTTGCATCTACAGCTTTGCCACAGATTTCGCACTTATCAATATACCAAGTCTCAAAGGACTTGGTTTCAGAGTTCCACATTTGACAGGTTTTTCTATCCATAATTTTTTTCATAAATATATTATACTAAAATTATAAACATAAGTCAAGAACTATTTTTTGGTTACTTTGAATTTATCTTATCTTTTGCTGTGCCAGCATAGAGTCCAAACCAAGCAGCTCCTGCACCTACAATCACAGAAATTAATCCTGATTGTTCGAGTGTTGGGTCTGGTAAGTTCATGAACCACATTGTTGCGTAGTATAGTAAAAAGATATATACTGATAAGAAAGCTCTTGGAAATATTCTCCAAGCATCAATCATATTCGATAAAAATATCCAACGCTGCCAAGGGTTGTCTGGCTCTTTATTCGCTTTTAGTTCAGCAATTTCAGCTTTAAGACTGCTGTTTTCATTTACGAGTTCCATAAACTTACTTAAGTCTATTTCTACTTCGTTTCTTGATAAATCTCCACTAAACCTTTCATCAGCCATTTCCTTTATCCTTTGCTTTTCCGATATTAAGTGCTAATAAGTCTATAAATGTATATAATTTAGCAATCATAGCATCGTCCTTTGGTGTCGGTGTTGACGCCGCAATTAAACTTGCAATTGTTACTATTAAAGTAACTGTGCTGACTATTTCCATTATCATAGTTATCTCCGTTTCCTAAGAAACCTCGCTCAATAATCTGAGCCTTTGTAAGACACGATAGAATTTAAATTTATATCTTCCCATCGTTCTTGGTCAAGTCTAAAACAAACGATACTTTCTGAGCTCGATTGATTTACTCTTGAATTTGTTAATGATTCCTTTAACGTACAAGGAATCGTATATTCTTTGTTTGATACCATAGATACAAATGTAATATCTACTATATCATTTTTTAATAATTCTTTTAGTTCTGCGAACATTATTTACCCCTGCTCTTTTAGCATCTGCGAGAACACTTGCTTCTCTAATTAACCAACTTCTATCACTAATAGGTTTGAGCATCCATAAAAAATCATTCTTTTCCATTTTCTAACTCTGCTACTCTATCTTCCAAATATTCAAGCCAATCTTCTATTTCTTCAAATCGTCCTTGAACTACTGGATTCCTGTCAAAAAACTTAGCACCTTTATTCATTACTCTAAAGTAATGCCAGTCTTTGAAAAATTGTATTAATTTATTCCACACTTTTTAGTGCTTCGGGGTCTGTTACTTTTTCATAATATACTACTACTTCTTTTAGTTCTGTAATATATCTTTTTAATTCTTGCATATTGTAGGACATCAACTCATAATCTGGTATTGACATTGCTACAAATACTACTTGCCCATGTTCTTTTGTTAATCTTTCGTGAAACTCATCAATGTTTTTATCACTAACAACATACCACATAGGCTCTTTCAAGTCTATTTCTCTTGGTAGAACAGGTTGGGTAATAATCCTGTCCATTGGCTTTGCTGTTACTTCTATCTGTTTAGTTGGGATTAGACTGCAACTCGACGCCATCATCAAGGCTATCAATGGTGCGACTAATTTCTTCGATTGAATCAAATACATCTTTTGTTCCTTTATTTATTCTTGGTTCTAGCAGTCCAGGCTTTGCTGCTGCTAATTTTGTTAAATTATGTCTTTTGAAAATGTCTAAATATCTATTCATTTCCAACTGAGCTTCTTGTGACTTTTTCTGTAAGTCTCCAAGTTGTTGTGTTTGCAATGCAAAATCGTTCTGCATTGTTTTAATTGCTTCTTCTTGTGTAGCAACTGCACTTTCAAGTGCCATATTATTTGCTGTAAGTATTTGATTTTGTTGGTATAAATAATAACTTCCTAATCCTAATACTATAATAATTCCTATATAAAGTTGGTTCATAGTTGTGTTATCCTATAATTAAGTCCTTCTGCTCCTCGTATTTCTACTAACTCACCTTCTCTTGTAATAAAGGATAAGAACTTTTCTTGTTTTTTAATGAACTTTTTTACTATAAACTCTTGGTCATCTGAATCTCCCCAAGTAGCATTATAACTTACTTTTAAAACGTAGTAAGTAATGAATAAACTTTTTAACCAATTCCAAAAAGCTATAAGTTTTTCTTTTATAGTTTCAAACTTCATCCCATTTCTTTCCTTCAAATAACAGGGCTTCTGCTTCACGTCTGCGAATAAGTCCTTCTAATACTTTGCCGCCTGCCTTGTTCCATCTTTTGATTTGTGCAGGCACGCCTTCGTAGTCTCCTGAGTTGAGAACTTTGAGCATTGTACTTGAATTTAAATTGCTTGGACCGAGATTGTATGTCCATGATACGAGTGCATCAAACATGCACTGATCTATTGAGATTGTAACTGCGTCGTTAACAGCTTTTTCGTATTCCTCTAGTTCTTCTGCTAGTAGGGAATCTGCTATTACTTTTGTTATTTGGTCGCCTGGTTTTACACCTTTGGTATGACCGTAGCCAATTGTCCAGACACCTGCTGCACATTGGTAGGCATTTAATTCTAAGCCTTCGAATTTTTTGATAAGGGCTAAGCCCTCTACTGATATTTTCATATATTTCCTCTTGTTTAGAAGGCACTTAAAGAGCAAAGCTCTCTCCACACCCGCATTGAGCTGTTGATAATGGAGTATTGAAAACAAATTCTTCTTGTAATCCTTCTACTTTCATATCTATTTCTATTTTTTCAACCATTGATAAGGTTTGAGGGTCTATTGCTATACAATCATAGTATATTGAATCCCCTGTTAAGCTTGGATTATCTTCATAGTTTAAATCCCACTTCCAGCCATTACAACCTGCGGGCTTTACTAAGATACGAACGCCCCACACTTTATGTGAGGCGATTCGTGATTTGATTACATCCAAAGCTTCAGAACTTACTATAATCATAATAACTCCTTTAGCTTGATAGCATACTTAGACAATAGGTGCCATTGCAAACATGCAGGCAAGCATTATTCCTATTAGAGTGGCGCTTTCTGCCATCCTACCAAATGCTGGTTTATTGTCTTTTATTATGCTTTGTCTTAATTTAAGAACTACTGTTCTCATTATTATCTCCTTTTAGAAGATATTAATTTATTTTTAACACCTTCCTCGATGAGTTCGGAGTCCTAGACAAAGCGATTGTTAGTAAGCCGTCTGTTAATTCGACACTGTCTACTTTTAAATCTGCATTTAAAATAAACTTTCTCTCGAAAGATTTAAGACTGAGTCCTTGATGTATGAATCGTTCAGTTGCACCAAGTTTTCTTTCTTTTTTCCCCTTGATGAGTAGTTCGTTTTCTTCTTGAACTAACTCAAGTTCTTTTTTGCTCCAGCCAGGAATTGCTACTTCTATTCGATAGTTGCCATTCTCAGCGTTTTCGACTATGTTATATCTTGGATATGATGTATCGGTGTTTGCTAACAGCCAATCATTGTTCATTCCAAGCCAAAATTTACTAATATCAATCGTCATTTTTAATTCTCCTAATATCACTTTCGTTAATACTATGCCGACCCTTTCGGTATCGACCCATAAACGTAAGCAGACCTATTCTGCCTACTTCATACATATTATATCAAAAGTGAAACCAGAAGTCAAGAATTATTTTTTATTAGCTTCGTCTTTGTACTTATTCATCAAACTCAATAATGTTTTCCTGTTCTAAATAGTCAATTGTGTTTTGAATTCCTATCTTCTTACCAAATAAATAACTAAGATGTATACTTGCTAGTAGTACTATTGTATATGCTAAATCTACTGTTTCCATAATTTTTTCTCCTGTACATATTATACCGAAATTTTAACCATAAGTCAAGTAATATTTTATGGTTCCTAAAAATAGTTCTTGACAAACGGTTGTAAAATTGATATAATATTATTTAGTGAGACAACTTATAGTCTCAAAAATTAATCGCCTCAATTTATAGAGGCAAAATAAAGGAAAAACATGGCAACATTTAATACACCAGAGGATCACTGGTATCTAAATAATGGATCAAACAATTCAACATCTAACCCTTCATTTTCTTATATCAAGAAAAAAGTTCAGCAGGGAGGATCTAGCTGGGCACTTAACAACTGTCTTCAAAACAGAGACAGACTCAACCTTTTTATCTGTGATACCAGTGACGTTCAAGTCACGCAAGTAGTTGACAGATTACTCAAATCAGGAGTTCCATCTTCGGACTTAGTCATTAAGGACGAAATAAATAAACATAATATTAAAGATAAGGAACTATACACAAAAATTATTATTATAAACAAACATCCTTCGTATTCAGAGCGACTAGCTTTAATATTAAGCGTAGCAAAATCTATGTATAATGGAACAGTCTTGTATTGGGATGAATCGGATTATGATTCTCCAAACTATGAAATGCCTGACCCAAAATCTCAAAAAGATGTTATATTAACAGCATTAGCAAATCACTGCAAACATGTAGTAATGATTACAGCTACTGTTGCAGGTTTAGCACTATCTGAAACAGACTTTGGGGGTGTTATAGAACTTGACAAGCCAAGCCCAAAAGATAAATTTCTTGAATTTAAAGATTTAGTAAATATTCCTATAGATAAAGACTACTTAATAGATTTTTTATCGGGCAATAAACTTACTGACCCAAAGATAGAAGATTTTTTAAGAATTTATCAAAAAGATGGCATACTTGTAAGAGCAATACATAAAATAATGGGTATGGAGAATATACACACTCAACTGACAAACAAAGGTTTCAAAACTTCTGTACTAGCAGGAAAC